TTCTGGAACCTCTGTAACCGTTACAAAAGCGCTTGTACGACTCTACAAAATCTGTTAAAAGATGAAAAGGAAAATTGTAAAACTCAAGGTAAAAAAGAAAGGCCAAAAACCTATTGAGTTCAAGGCAGGCGCACTTCGCGCTCAACTTGGGGTCAAGAAGGATGAGAAAATCCCTGCTGGTAAGATGAAGGCAGCGGAAGAGGGAAAGATGGGCCCTTTGGCTAAAAAGCGTGCCTTATTTAAGAAAAACGTATTAACGGGGAAGAAGTGAAGCTCAAAATAAAAAATAATAAAAAAAGGGCCCGCGAGATTAGGGAGGGTTATGCGCCAACCGAAAACAGGGAAACGCACCTTATGGGCCTGTGGGAATCTGAAGATAAAAAAGGGAAGCCCAAATATCTTGTTGCGCCAACAATTAGGCCAATAAACAAAGAGGGTAGCTATGTTCCGCAAAGCATTGAAGAGGCGTATAAGAGAAATGAGGTTTTTGAGTTTAAAAATAAGAAGAAGGCGGAGAAGTTTTCTTTTGGTAGTTGGAAAAAGGGGGAGGCTAAAAAAGATGCAATGAAAGATTATAAGGATTATAAAAAAGAACAGAAATGAAAGAAATGATTAAAAGAGCGGACGGAAGCTATTCTCAGAGAGGTCTCTGGGATAACATTCGTGCGAACAAAGGAAGTGGTAAAGCACCAACCAAGGAGATGCTTAAGCAAGAGAAAAAGATTAAATTAAGAACTAAAAAGAAGAAATGAAAAACGATATAAAAAAGCCTATTTCTGATTCTTTAATGAATGAATATAGAAGAAAAATAGCTTTTGCTAATCAACAAGAAAAAATTGCTAATGCTGCTATTAAAGCTGGTAAAGCTAACCAAGTTAAAGTCCTTGATTTAAAAGGAACAACTACTCCTACCGCTTCCGAGCGTCTTAAAATAGCTGGGAAAGCTAAAGATGAAGCAAAGAAAGATTCTATTGCTTCTGTTAAATTAAGAATTAAAAAATCTAAATAAAATGGCAATTACAGCTAAAATCAGAATGTCTGGGGAAGAGGCGAAAGCCAAGACTTCCCTCACACCCGAAGAAATCCGTGATAGACTCTTTTACTTTCACGACGCAGCACACGAATTTCATCAGCAAACAAAAGGCGGGTGGGAACACGACGCTCTCGGTAAGCTGTATGAAGGCTTAGAGGACTTTTCTGACGATATCCCAGAAAAAATGATGGGCTATATGGATGGAAAGCGTCTTGGGCCGCTGAACAGAATTGCCACTCCTAAATATGGTGGTCACGAATCATCCGTAAAGCTCGTTAAAGAGTTAATGGATTTTTCTTATGACCTATACGAATTTGCTTGTGAGAAAAAATTGCTTGACATAGAAAATAGGTCTCAAGAGCTTTCTGGTCTTGCTGCAAAGACAATCTATCGCTTGACTTTAAGTTAATTTATATTATGAGTAAAGCTAAAAGTTTACATTTATTTGGTTATATCTTTACTTTTTCGTATTTTAGTGAAAAAAGTAAAGTTATATGTTGTACTTTATTCAACAAGATCAATTTATTAAGATTGGTTACACTAGAGATATTAAATCAAGATTATCGAGTTTACAAGTATCAAGCCCAATTAAATTAAAGGTATTAGCCCTGATGGACGGAACTATTAGTGATGAAGAAAAAATGCATAAAATGTTTAAACATTTGTCAGTTAATGGAGAATGGTTTCAATATTGCGATGAATTAATTAAATTTATAGAAACTATTGATAAAGATTTATTATGGTTTCATGGTTTTATTGATCATCCTACAAATCCAATAGGTTTAATTAAAAAATGTAGACTAGAAAGAAACCTCGCAATGTCAGATTTAGGTAAAATGTTAGGAGTAAGCAAACAAGCTATAAGGGATATGGAGCAAAGAGAAATTACAGGTTCAATTACGGTAAAAGCTTTATCCAAAGCATTAGAAACAATGAATTATAAATTAGGAATAAGAGCAAAAGAATTAAAATTTGATTAAACAAAAATATATAACATTAACCTAACATATATATATGTCAGAAACAACAACAAACACACCGCAAGAAAATGTACAAGAATCTGTACAGCAAAACGTACAGACATTTAACCCTTTTTCAGACAGCTCTTGGTCGCCTACTCCCGACTTTGCTAACAACCCTGCTCCCGAGCAGGTGCAGCAGCAAGAGGGTGCCACATCTTCCCCCGACACACAAGAAGAATACGAAGAAGAAATTGTCGATGCAGACGAGTGGCTAAAAACACAATTTGGATGGGAGAACGCAGATACCGCCAAAGCAGAAATAGAAGAACTCCGTAAGCTTCGCGAAGGCGCATCTTCCCAAGCAGAAATAGAATTCGCCAACGAACAAAGCGCCAAGTTTTTTAAGCTTTTACAAGAGGGGAAAGAGGATGACATTTATTCATTCCTAGAAAACAAAAAGAAATTTGACAGACTTTCGTCTATCACAGACTTAGACTCAAGATCGGCTGCCGAGATTATCAAGCTCAATATGCAGCAGAAGTACAAGGACTTAACCCCTTCCGAAATTGAGTACAAGTTTAACAAACAATTTTCTGTTCCCAGCAAACCCAATCAGGGCGATATGGAAACAGACGAAGAATATCAAGAACGACTCCAGAACTGGGAGGCAAAAGCCAAGGACATTGAAACAGAAATGTTCATCGAGGCTAAGCTTGCCAAGCCCGAACTAGAGAAGTTCAAAAACGAGCTGGTTCTTCCTGACGTACAATTTGAAAATGAATCTAAGGACTACGAGCCGACCCAAGAGGAATTGGAGGCCCAAGCAGAACTGATGAATCAATTCAAAGAGTCCGCGAAAGCTGCGCTATCTTCCTTTGATGGCTTTAATGTATCGGTAAAAGACGAAGAAGTTGAAATACCGCTATCTTATGCCGTTTCGGATGAAGAGAAAAACGCAGTCGCTTCGCAGTTGGACCGATTTGCAGATGCAAACTTTGACGCTAATGTGGTATTGGCTGAAAGGTGGCTAAAAGAAGATGGGAAAGGTGGGTATCAATTAAATACCAATCAAATTATCCGCGACTTAACTTTATTACAAAGTGATGGTAAAATGAACCAGAAGTTTGTCAATGATGCGGCATCCAAGCGATTGACCGAGTACATCAAAAAGACAAGTAACGTAAGCGTGAATTCCCAGACATCCCAATCAACCTTCAATCCATCCACTAAATCAGAAATGGATAAGCAAATCGAATACATCTGGAAGAACTCGTAGAACAATTAACATTAACAATTAAATTTTAAGACAATGGCTCTTGGAATCCCTACCTCGAATATACTCCAACCCGGTAATATTAGTATCGCGGGTGGCGTAACGAGACAACTGGTGTCCGACCTTCAACTATTGACACCACAGTACTACAAAAACTACGTTGAAAAATATGGTAGCGAAGACTTCACTTGGTGGCTTTCTACCTATGCTGGCATGGAAGAGGTTAAAAACCGTGACTACTTCTGGTTTGAAAACCGTGGTAAATTGATCACTGGTATCCAATCAGCTGCTAACGTAGCTGCTTCTGCTGGTGCAACTATCACCCTTACGCTGGCTGCTGGTTATCACTACAACAGCGGAACTCAGGCTCCTCTGCGCCCCGGTGAAACTGTTCGTGTAGCTTCAACTAACGTAGAAGGTCAAATCTTGGCAATCACAGGAACTACTCCTAATGCCTTTACCTTCACCGTTCGTCCCAAGATCTCTACCGAATCTCTGGCTTCTGCTGGTAGCGGAAGTTTCCTTGCTACTGATACCCTGATCTTCGGTGGTATCATGGATGCTGGTGAGGCTTCTAACACTAATCAGCCTATGATTCAGTTGGACGAGAAGTACACCAACACCATTACCGAAATGCGTGAGACTTTCTCAGCAACTGACCTCGCCGAAATGACCGAAGTGTACTACACAGGTGGTTTCTCTGGTGATGTTCCTGCTGGTGGAGCTCAAGCCGGGACTTCCCTCTTCACCCTGAAAGGACTTGTTAAGTCAAACATCCGTTTCAAGGACGACGTAGAGATGAAGTTGATGCGTGGTAACATCGTAAACAACTCAGGTCTTAGCACCTCTACTTCAGTAGGCTCTGAGGGTATCATCCCCAAAGTACTCGCTGACGGAGAAACAGTTGGTTACACCCCCGGAAACTTGGATATCGCCAAGATCCACGAAATCACTCGTATCATGGACGTAAATGGTTGCGTATCTGAAAACCTCTGGTTGCAAGATATCTTCCAAAACCAAAACTTCTCTGACGGATTGTTCGCCGCTTACCCTGCTGGTGCTTGGGTATGGGGTAGCAACGAAAAGTCTGAAGAGGCCGCTATCAACTACGGTTGTAAATCAATCCAAATCGATGGCTACCACTTCAAAGTGAAGAAGTATCGTCCATTCAATACCGAATTCTTGACTGGAGTAACTCCTAACACAGACTTCTTCCGTAACTTCGGAATGATCTGTCCTCAAGGAGAAACTCGCGACGCTAAAGACGCGAGCAAGCTCTACAAGAACATTACAATCATGTACCAACAACCCCCTAAGGGTGGTACTATTGGTAACGGTATTCGTGTTTGGCAATGGGGTGGTGGTTCTCAGAATCCAACCACTGGCCAGATGAACGATAACGTGGAGATGATCACCTATCGGGGCTCAAGAGTTGCAGCCGCGAACCAGTTCGTCATCGTACAAGCTTCTTAATTTCAATTAGTTAGAAGCGATACTTAAACAAAAAGGGGAGGTAGGGAAACCTGCCTCCCTCTTTAAAAAAAATGGGAGTAATCTATAAAATATCAAGTCCTTCTGGCCGCCTTTATATAGGTCAAACGCAAAATTTGCGCAAGAGAATTAATTCCTATAAGTGTGATATAAAGAAGAACAGAAAGGAGATTAAGCTGCACAATAGCTTAAGAAAGTATAGTTGGGATGCTCACATTTTAGAAGTGATTGAAAAGGTTGAGGATTGCTTATTGGATGAAAGGGAAATTTACTGGATTGCCTTTTATAAAACCTATTGTTATGAATATCCAAGAGGATTGAATATGACAAAAGGTGGCGATGGAAACAATGGTTCTTGGATGCACGATATTAAAAGAAGGGAAAAGCAAGCTAAAAGGTTTACTGGAAATGGTAATCCTTTTTACGGGAAACATCATACTGAAGAATTTAAGGCCAGAAAATCTAAAGAAGTTTCTGAATACAATAAACAAAATGGAATTAAGGTTCCGGAATGGGGTATTCAAAAAAGTAGACTTCAAAAAATTAAACCTGTTTTAGTTTACGATAATAAAGGAATTTTTTTAAGAGAATTTGAATCTTACGCGGAAGCGACTAAATTTACCAAATGCTCTTCAAGGGATATTTACAATTCTGTTTCGGGAAAACGTACCCATGCAAAAGGTTATGTATTTAGAAATAAAACAGAAAATTACCCCTTAAAAATAGAGGTTGAGGTAAAGCAGCAAACCGTAAAACGTGCAATTATTACCGTAGTGTCGGGGAAGATGTGGGAGCATCCCTCAGCACAAGAAGCATCCGAGTATTTCCTTATCCCAAAAACCACTATCAATCGTGCAGCAATGTACAACAACGGCAAGCCCATAAGGACTGGCCATCAATTTTATTACAAAGATTCTCTAAATCAAAACCGCCCGCATATTGCGGGGCGTGCAGCTTAAATGGTAAACAATTAAATTAAAATTAAAATGGCAAAATTATCAGATGTTCAGTTTTCGCTTAGAGGCGAACAGAAAAACACAGAAGCTCTTTCTTTAGGGGAACAAGAATTGGTAACGGAATTAAGACAGCAAAGTGAGGGAGGGGTGAAGTACCACATCTTTAAGTTGATTAATAGAACAAGAAGAGGTGGTGTGCATGTTCCGGGAATTGATGACGTTATCAATCCAGCGACAAGTAAAATGGAGCGCGTCAGACTGCTTTCAGGAGTTGATACTATTTGGGTAAAAGAGCAAAAGGATATTACACCCGAGTATGTAAGAAACAACCTGCGTAGCCTTCAGTTTGTGAGAGGTACCAAGATACTGCGTATCCCAGAATGGGACACGACAGCCCTTGAGTTTGCTCGCATTACAAGGCATAATGTAGGTAGTGCAAGTAATAAAACAGGAAGCCAGTTTGAGTTTTACGAGTACGATCCAGCAAGAGAGCAAGAAGAACTCTTTAAGAGAGAAGCCCTTGAGCTTGAGATGGCGATACTTGCAAAAGAAATGCCTTCCGATAAAATGCGTAAGCATTCCGCTTTCTTGGGTTTACGATTGATTGATGACCTCGGTATGCCTAAGACTGATGATGGACTGCGCAGGGAATATATGGTATACGCAAAACGTAACCCAGACTATTTCCAAAAGACAAAAGATTCGAGAGAAATTGATATTATGTGGCTGATTAAAAGAGCAATTCTTGATTCTAAGATTGAGATTGGTCGGGAGCCGGGGAAGATATACTGGTCAAACGGCGGCGGTCTGATTGGCGTTATGTCAAAGCAGGACACCCCTGAAAAGTATCTTCTGAACTTGGCGCTGACAAATTCTCAGGACGGAGAGGCGTTCAGAGATCAGTTACAAAAGACCGCATAAAAAAATAAAAGATGGCGTACAATATTAATGATGTATACAAGATAGTCCTTTATGCCGTAAGCAAGAACCTACAACAAGGTTACGTTAGCCCAGAGGACTTTAACAACTCTATTAATATAGCTCAAAAAAGCTATGTCGCCTATCTTTTAGGTAATTTTCAGCAGTATCAACCGGGACGCCCTGTCGCACGCATTGAGTTTGGCCAAAATGCAGTGGTGCGGCAGAGGCTCACCCCGATTATTTACGAAACATGGCTTTCTGTTGACGGTAGCGGATATTCCCCCTACCCAAGCGCAGCCTCTCAGCTACCAAGCGGTGGGGCCTATATGCAAACAGATGCAATGTGGAGTGCCTACGGGTACGAAAGAATTAGAGAAGTACAGCAGCACTATTTCTACTCAATTTACAATAGCGTAATTGACCCGATAGATAGCTGGCCTGTTTATATGTTGAGAAACAACGGCTTTCAGTTTGCACCCTTCGGCATTGGTCAAGCGAGAATAAGCTATATCATAGAACCACCCAATATGGTGTGGGGCTATACGCTTGACGGAAACGGCGTTCCTGTTTATAGCGCAGCCAATAGTGTGCAGCCTGTCTGGGACGATGTGTCAATCATGGAAATTATTGCTCGCGCATTACGATTAATTGGCGTAAATTTACAGTACAATGATGTGGCGGCATACGCTAATCAAATTCAGTTTCAAGGGCAGTAATAAAGGATAGAAAATGGCAAGTCAAATTCAGGCAACTGCTTACCAAATAGATGGAAGTCCATTGGTTGATCCAATTCAGGTTTCTTTTCTTACAAGTGATCTCTTGATTAAAGAAGCTACACTTCCTCTTTTTGCAAGCGTAAATGCGGCTATTTTTTACTACCCAGTTACAAGCAATAAGTTGCAGGCTCAAGTTTTTTACGTATCCGAAACACTTACCGATTTATTAACAGCAGCAAATGTTGGTTCAACTAGCCAAGTGCAGGCAACTGTTATTGAAATAGATAAAGACCCACAAATTCCCGCAGGCGTACAATACACCTTCCCAGTAAATAATATAGCTATCTGGGAATACATAGATATTGCCGCTGGAGTGAATTCAAATATCCAATATAAAAATAAAACATATTCCGTGGCAGAAACTATATCCAGCTTGGTGGCTGCTTCTAACATTAGTAGCCCAGTTGAAGTGACTATACCCCCAACGCAATTAGATGCTTTTGGGCGACTAAGGGTTTCTAATCCATTTACATTATTTGATTCTAGCCATAGATTTGATGACAATGACTTGTGGTCTACGGCAACAGCTACTGGCGGTACAGCCGTATTTAATTCAAATCAGGGCCTTGTTGATATAAATGTTACGGCAGCATCTGGATCTTCTGTTACAAGAGAAACAATAAAAGTTTTTTCTTATCAGCCGGGAAAGTCGCTTCTTGTAATGAACACATTTGTAATGAATGCCCCTAAGGCAGGACTTACTCAGCGTGTTGGGTATTATGGAGCCAGTAATGGTTTTTATTTAGAACAAGCAAATAGTAGTATATCTTTTGTAGAAAGAAGTATCGTTACTGGCTCTTTAGTAAATACTCCTGTTTTACAAGCTAATTGGAACGGAGATAAGTTAGATGGTACAGGCGCTTCTGGATATACGCTTGATTTGACAAAGGCTCAGATTTATTGGATGGACGTTGAATGGCTAGGTGTTGGTTCTGTTCGTATGGGATTCATTATTAACGGGCAGTTTATTACTTGCCATACATTTAACCACGCAAATCTTATCACTAGCACATACATTACAAGCGCATCATTGCCGCTTCGTTGTGAAGTATTTAATACAACTGCGACATCTGGAGCTAGCACGTTAAAACAAATTTGTTCTACTGTCATATCTGAGGGCGGATATGAACTTCGTGGATCGCAGCAAGCAATTAGTACACCTATCACTACTGCAAGAACTTTTGCTGTAGCTGGTACTTATTACCCAATTGTGAGTATAAGACTTCAATCTACAAGACTTGATGCTATTGTAATTGCAACAGCTATTTCTTTTCTAGGAATAGGTAATGGTAAAAACTACCAATGGAGAATAGTTAATGGTGCTATAACTACTGGAGGTAGTTGGCTAAATGCTCCGGGCGATTCTTCTGTAGAATATAACCTTACAGGAAGTAGTGCAACTGGTGGTAGGATTTTGGCTAGCGGATTTGTAAATTCTTCTAACCAAGGTTCTCCTTCACTTAATATTCTCAAAGAAGCTTTGTTTTCTAATCAGTTAGAAAGAAACGCGCTAACTGGAGTGGCTTTTGAGCTTACATTTGAAGTAGCTGTAGGCACAACATCTGGAGGTGAAGGCGCATTTGCTTCTATAGACTGGGAAGAAATAAGTAGATAAAATAAATTAAAAAATGACAAGGGCGCAACTAATAGAGCAAATTCTAAGACAAGTCTACGGAGGATACGTCCAAGAGGATTCTTCTATTACTCCGATGCTTGTCAATCAGTATATTGATCAGGGCATAGCCGTAGCGGCAAGAACAAACTATACAGACAATCTAAAACTGGAGGGTATAAGCTTTGTTAACAATAGCTTTTATACTACTTTTAAGAACTTGGTTGCAGTCAGAGACGAAAGAAACCTCTGGAAGATAACCCTCCCCCAAGTTCCCGTAGGGATAGGATATAGTGAGGGAATATCTACCGTTCAGTTTAAGGACGACCAAGGCGTGATATCACAGCCGTGTATTCCCCTTACACAAAATCAAAAAACGTATTTTCAGAGCATGCCTCATATCCCAAGCAAGACCTTATTCTATAGCGAGGGAGACAAGGTATTTGTTATTAGCAATCTAATCTTGAGCAACTATACTGCCAGCGTAACAATGGTGAGCGGTGGACTATCTTCAAGCCTAAATAGTGTACTAACCGTTCCCTCCGACTATATGCCTGTTATCATTCAGTATGTGCAACAGCAGTTGTTGCTTATGAAACAGACTCCAAAAGATTTAGCTAACGATGGTCAAGATTTAGCAGTAAACTAATTATATATGCAGCCAATACGTAACCAAATACTCATCAAGCCTTTCCCGCCAGATATTTTGTCTGAGGGGGGCATATTTGTACCTGAATCAGCAAGAAAAGAAAGCAATAAGGTTACTATTATTGCTGTGGGAAGAGGTAGTAGAGAAAAGAAGATGAAGCTTAAGCCCGGACAAGTGGCGTACCGAATTAAGGATTGGGGAACACCTGTAGATGTAGAAGGGGAAAGGCATTATTTGTTGGAAGACGCTGCAATACTGGCGACTGAATAAAAATGTAAGGGGAAGATATGGCAACACAAAATAGACAATGGGTAACAATAGATGAGGCAATCACCGATTACCTCACAGAGTCCGAGCAGGGCAACCACAAGTACTTTAAGTGCTGGAATCTTGCTTTTAGAGCCATGACCGAAATGGGCCTTGACTTCTTTTATAGCGTTAAGTCAGTCAAGCTCCCCGTCAACGCCAACCTTACGGTAACACTTCCCGAAGACTACCTAAACTACACCAAGGTAGGCATCCTAAACAACGAAGGTGCTATCATCCCCTTGCAGGTTAACAATAACCTGACTACCGCCTTTGATATGCAACCCAATCGCCTTGCCCAAACACAAGACCCGTCCATCGTAACAGGCTATAGCCCACAAGGAATTGTCTGGTGGAACTTCTGGAACGGCTACGGGCTAAGCAACCTATACGGACTGCCCAGCGGCTCACCCTTCGTCGGGTCGTTCAAGATTGACAACAAAAATGGAGTTATCGTACTAGACGAATACTACGAATTTGAATATGTGATGCTGGAGTATATAGCCTCACCCGTTTCTGGTGGAGAATACTTTGTACCCATCCAGTTCAAGGAGGCGGTTATCGCCTATCTAAGATGGAAAGACCTAATCAGCTTACCACCCTCTCGCAGGGGAAGTCTTGGCGATAAAAGAGACAGAAGAGCAGAGTATTACAACGAAAGAAGAATTGCTATCGCTAGATACGATGCAGTGAAGCTTTCCGACCTCTATGAGTGGAACCTTGTATCGCAAAGAATGGCAGTAAAATCTTAATAAGAAATGATTGACGTAAAAAGATTTTCAGGGGTAATGAATTTAGATGACAAGCCCGAGAACATTCTCGCCCCTCAGCATATCGACGCTAAGAACTTGCGCTTTTACGGAGGTCAAAATGGGTTAACTGCGGAGAATGTGAAGGGAAATTATCTTATTCCTAACTCATCACTTCCCACAGCAGGAGACAATATCTGCATCGGTTCATACTTTGATCAGGTCAATCAACTTATTTACTTTTTTAATTACAATAGTCAGGGAAATCACGGCATCTATCAATTAGCTGTCAATACCGAAACTATCACCAAGGTATTTGTTTGCAATACCGATAGCATTGGCGACGTGCTAAATTTTGATGCCAGCTATCCCGTTCACTCGGTAGCGCTGGTTTATCGCGATGAAGGGCAAGGCAATCTTCTATACTGGACGGACGAAATAAATTCACCCAAGTATATCAATGTCGATACTGTATCTTCCCTCGCACCCTTCACATCTGATATGTTAACGGCCGCCAAGAACGCTCCGCTTACACCTCCAGATGGAATTTACGGAAGCAATACAAACGTGCAAACCAACAACCTACGAAAAAAGCTTTTTAGGTTTTCTTACAGATGGGTATACGAAAACGGAGAAAAGTCAACTTTTTCACCGATTTCCGATGTTCCATTGCCCATTGATGCGTATAACCCTAACACCTCTAACGACCCAACACAAAATAATTATATCGCAGTAAGGGTTTATTCTGGAGGAGCAGACTGTAAATCTATTGAGATTGCTGGCCAAGTTAATGTAAACAATACTTGGAGCGATTTTTTTGCCATTGATACACTTGTTTTATCTGAGTACAATATCCCTACTAATTCCTCTTACGATTACGACTTTTACAATAACGGGGCATATGTAACTATCCCAGTAGAAGAAAGTGACCTTTATTTCAGCTATTTACCAGACTTGGCTAACACCCTTGAGCTATTAAATGGCAACACATTAATCTACGGGGGTATCACCGAAGGATACGATGCACTAACCAGAAGTGAAATGGATGTAACTGTAACTACAGGGGTGGCTGCTCCGGGTGTTCCAAACATATCTTTTTCTTATACGGGACCAAACTCTTTTAATGTTGTAATCGGAAGCACAATAGCCACGGGCGTTGTTTATACGGTTACCTTTAACTACAACTCAGGTTCCCCCGGCGACACTTCCCCCAAGACAGGAACATATACTACATTGGCTGGGGACGCCATTGACGATGTTGTGGCGGGACTCAAAGCCTCTATTCAGGGCAATAATATCTCAGTAGACGACTTTGGAACATCAGGGGTATTCCGCGTTTTCACATCCACCTTTGCAGGTACAATTACAAATGTATCCGTCAGCACTTCTGCTGTTGGTAGTGAGGTGGCCCAAGCCGCTTGGAAGTGGAGCTGCCCTCAGAGACTAGGGCTTGTTTACTTTGACGAACACGGAAAAACAAATGGAGTCGTTTCGTTTGTATCCGATTCCGATGTCGATACAACAGACTTTGCCGTTACAACACCCCCTTTTTCCGTAGCATCTAATATCGCTCAGGTTCCTTTTGTGGCAGCCTCAATTGATCATACCCCACCAGACTGGGCAGTTGCCTACCAATGGGTTAGAGCTGACCTGAAGCCAAATAATTTTCTCTACTGGGTAACCAACGATTATCTTGATCCCGGGGATGGCTTTTTATATTTCTGTATAGAAAACCTAACCTACCAGCAAACACAAAACACGGGGTTTGTGCCTTCTTACGAATTTAGCAAAGGGGATAGAGTTAGGGTTATTGCGGCTTACACAGGGGGTAATTTTGTGCCTTATGTAGCATCTACTGGAGCGCCACGTCAGCTTGATTTTGAAATTTTAGGAACGGTAAGCAAGGCAATGACAAACCCGCCAAATACGGGTAGTGGTACTTTTTTAAAAGTTACCAAGCCATCTACACTTCCAACTGTTGCCTATTCGATTAATATGTTAATCGAAATTTACACCCCCAAACCAGTTGTGTCGGATCAAGGACAATTCTTCTACGAATGGGGGCAGAAATACGATATTTACACACAAGGAGGAGTTAGGTATCATAGGGGGCAAACGGGGGATCAAACCTCTGCCAATCCTGCTACCTTTCAATGGTTTGACGGCGATGTTTATTTTCACGGCAGAGCTTGGTATATTAGCTCCCCAGCCGCATCTACTACTTCTGAATTTTTTATCGACCCCAACTACAACGACTACTTCCCCAGCGCAGTAAATTCAAACGGAAGAGCGTGGACTATCAATCCAGACGCTCAAACTATTTACAACCAAGCGATGGTTAGATGGGGAGGCCAGTACGAACAAGGGACAGATATAAATAATTTAAACATATTTAGACCAGCCGATTTTGATGAGGTAGATAGGGCAAGGGGTGCGATACGAAGGCTGATGGTAGAGGACAGAAACTTGTATTTGTACCAAGAAAGAGGCGTAGGGGTATATGGTATCTATGCTAAATATCTTCAAGATAATGCTGGTCAGGCAGTTGTCACTACCACCAATGCTATTATTACCGTAAATAACGTCAGATATCTAGTTGGTATGTATGGTCTTGGAGATCAGCCAACAAGCCTTGTAAGAAGCAAGGGGTCGCACTATTTTGTTGACCCCGTAAGGGGATATCAGGTCAGAAGAGCCTCTGATGGGCTTACGCCTATTTCCGAGCTTTACAAAGGGCAGTTTTATATTCGTAACTTGATTACCCCTTATAATAAAAACATATTAGGGCCAACCCTTGTAAAATCAAAAATAATCGGCACCTATAATTATTTTGATGAAGAATATATTTGTGGATTGCAAGGGGGTTCGATATACCCAGAAAATTATCTTCAGACGGTAGATAATGGGGTTATTCCAGATGGAGACATAAACACCCCATCAACATTGGTATTGCCGTTTGAGGGGAACACGGGGCCGTTTACCTATATTGTTTCGTTCTCGGGAACCCCTATCGCTGGTGATGTAGTTCACTTTGTTCTTCGTGAAAACTACGGCCCAGCTATTGATTACCCCATCTTGGTATTGGCGGGATGGACTATTACCAATATTATTAATGCGGCTGTAGCAGCCATCAATCCTTCTGGTCAGTTTAGTGCTGTATCTACTACGTTTGGGGGAAATCCTGCCATTCAATTTGGTAGCGATGTTCCGGGAAATATTATTACAGGTGATTCGTATGTTGAGTTCCCCGCCCTTATCGCAACCTTTACTGGCACCCCTCAAGCTGGTGATGTGGTAACCATTAGCGTATCAGCAGACCCGCCATCGCCACCACTTCCCTATACACAATTCACATATACCTTTGGGTCGGGAGGCACAATATCTGGCATGATATCATCTCTTGTTTCTCAGATTAATGCTGGGGGAAACTTTACCGCAACTTCGGTAACCTACAACGGAAAGCCCGGGATAACGGTTCGCAAATTAACGAGCGTTTACATATACGGAAGCACAACTCTTGATATTGAATCAACAGGCTCGATTTCCCCCTACACCTTCTCCTTCAATGAAATGAGAAACGGCTACACATCCTTCTTCGACTACTACCCAGAATGGATGGATAACGCCCAAGACATAGTATACACTTGGTTAAGCGGTCAGCTATACAAGCACGATAATACAACAGACTATTGCAAGTTCTACGGAGTCCAAGAAGATGCCTATATTACAATAGTGTTTAATCAAAACATACATACCAAGAAGTCTTGGAACAGCCTTATGGAAATAGCCAATACCATCTGGACGGTGCCAACAATGTACACCAATACCTACTCCTACGGGACTACCAAGCAGGTCAGTAACCTCGTTGAAGCCGAGTTCCAGCTACTGGAGGGCAACCCCTCCGCGGCCATCAAAAGGGATGCCAACTCCAGCGGGGGGAAGATTAACGGTAACTTTATGAAAGGAAATTATTTAGTTGTAAAATTTCAGAAATCAGGTGCAAATAATTTAGTAAATTTGGCAGAGGTTTCGGCGAGGTTTACCGATAGCCCTCTGACAGTAAAATAGAAACTATGGGACTACCAATAATAGCAGCCTTTAAAGCATTACCATTATTAACAAAAATTGGGTTAGCGGCAGGAACGGCTAAAACTCTCAGCGGTGTCGGACAAACTGCTTTTAGCGGACAAAGAAGAGCGGAAAGGGATTTGACAAAACAAATTGAAGCCATTCCCGAGTATACTAAAAGCCCAAGTATTTTAGAATATTACGAGCAAGCTCGTCAGCGTTACGGCGTTTCTCCCACGCAAACGGCAATGTATAGGCAGCAAATGCAAGATATTGAAAGAACTGGTGCTGGAGCCGTTTCTCAACTAAGGGGTTCAAGAGAAAGACTTGGTGGCACTTCGACTATTTTAAATTCACTTTTAAGGGCGAAACTTGGAGCTAATGTAGCTGCCGAACAAGAACAAAATCGCCGTTTTGGTCAACTTGGTGCTGCTGCTCAAATGATGCGCGGGGAAGATGTGATGAAGCAACAAAGAGACTTGATGAAGCAAGAGCAAAGAATTAGACAAGCGGCCGCTAAGGCCGAAGGAAGAGCCGCTGTCAAAAGAGCTGGTATCACAAACATATTTGGCGGGTTAACCGATATTGGAAAAGCGGCTGTAACTAAACCAACTGGATCAAATTTAACGGCTGAGCAATTAAGCGCACTTGCTAATCTTAGATTTTAATAAAAATGGTTCCAATTTCGCCTAATATATATAGTAGTGCAGCGGTTGTAATGGATAACCGCTCCCTCTTTGATTATATGCAAAAAATTGAAGACAGGAGAGCTAAGAGGGAAGCTGCGGAGCAAGAAGCTATTGACAAGTATATAGATGATGCAAGTAAAAAGCTTACCACAACGGGGATGAGGGCACAAGATGTTCCCAACTTCTTGAAAATGCAAAATGATTTTAGGCAACTTTCCAATCAGTATAAAAGCACAAAAAACCCTTACAAAAGACTAGAACTGCAAAAAAAGGGTGATGAGATGTTTTTGTTTATTCAAAAAAGTAAGCAAGCGGATGAATTAGCGAAGCCCACAAGAGAGGCCTTAAAGAATCCAGAAAATAGAAAAAAACTGAATACTGAAAAAATGATGCAAGACTTGGCTATCCACGACTTGCCATTAGATTTTCAAGGCGTTTCAGAATTAGGTATTCCCTCACGCAGAGACATAAACCCTAACGCTTCTTATTACAAAGAAACGCCATTTGACTTCATAAAAACATTTAAAGAAGCAGCAACTGGCCCGGGGATTAAGGTATCAGAACTTTCCGTTTCTTCAGATGGTAAAAATAAGACAATAACAGAAGGTTTTGGTGAGCCAGCAATAAGATCAATTGCTTCCAATTTTGTAAAATTGGTTGACATTGATGAAGATAAAAAAAATTATTACACAATTAGAGCAAAAGACCCTCAAATTTATCCAGCTCAAAAGTTAGCTGATTACGATAAAAAGGTGAAGCAATACTTCCCCGACATTACAGTAGATGACGAAGATCCATTAAGCATAGCATTAGCAGAAGCTATCATAGAGGCAGAAGGAAGAAAATCGCAAAAATTTGAAAATGCTCCTAAGATATCTGTTTCAACGGGTGAGGCGACTACTCAAGGCCCAACAAGAGATATTTACAAAGAGATTAACTTAGCTACATCAGCCCCCGATAGATTAAAACGTGGGACAGGGGCGCCAGTTAACATACTTAGCGGAGCTGCCCAAAATGCTCTTATTAAATTAGCTAATGATGTTACGGGAAGAGATGATTATAGCCAAGCAAACATTTATGTAAAAAAATTCTCTGACGGCAAAAACTATATTGTTGATTTTGATACAAATGAGCCATTAGTTCCCTTTACAAAAGAAGACATAAATATAGGTGTTCAAGTTGATGTTAAGGGAAGAAGAGGTGCATTAACGGGACAAGTACCAGTTCCCCAAGCACTAAAAAAAGAAAACAAGCCTACTATGAAAGAAAGTGAGTTTAAAAATTTATCTATTCCAAAAAGAAAAGAATTTTTAGACAAGGGTGGTGTAGTTGTAAAATAAAGTAATATGCCAGATCCAATTAAAGACTTATACAATTCCCTAAAATCAACCAAATTGTTCTTGGATGAAAATGATTTTAGGCAACAGTTAAATAAAAGTCCAAAAGAGGTATTTAATGTTGTTTCAAAAGAGAAACAAACATCTGGCTTGTTTATTGATTATGATGATTTTGAAAATGCTACGGGTTTAAAAAAAAAAATTTCAGAGAAGGTTTCAGAAGATGGTGGCGAAGCTGGTACTTCCGCTCCCCCATCGGATTCAGGTAAGGGTTTTGGAGAACTGAAGCCAGCAAAAAGGCAACCCGCTGAAGTAATTAAAGAACCCAAGGTTGTCGGGGAAGATACGCTACTTGCAAGAAAAATTGCAAAAGAACAAAAAGCTGCACCAGTAAGTACTCAAGTACAACTTCCCGCAGCACCAAAAGTAATTGCAGAAGAAAGAGCGGTCGAAAAAGCACTTGCTCCAAAACTTCCCGAGACAGAAAGAGAAGTAGGTGAAATTGATGCTTTCTTAAATGCTATAGAAAGAGGTAAAAGACAGGGTGCTATTGCAGATATGATGGCTTTAGGGCAAATGCCAAGCCGAGAAGACTTGAAAGAAATTGCAAGATTAACAAGGGAGCAGCAAGCTATTCCTTCTTCTGGAGCATACGAAAGATTTAATAGTGCGCCAGATTTTTCTACAGCGGCGAAAGAATTTATTAAAAATCCCTTTGAAATAGGGTCTCAATTAATTGCAGAAAGCCTTTCTGCGCAAGTAAGACACGGTGCTTCAAGAGCGGTAGCTGGTGCCACAACTGGTGCTTTAGCTGGTAGCGTTATACCCGGAGGCGGTACTGTTGCTGGTGCTGGGTATGGGTTTATGGCAGGGATGGGTGTTGCTGGATACAATCTTGAAATGGCTTCCTCTATTTTAGATTCTTTTAGAGAAGCTGGAGTTGATATTACAGATGAAAAATCTTTACAAAAAGGATTTGACAACCCAGAAACATTAAGAAAGGCCAGAGAATTTGCCAATAAAAGAGCTGTCCCTATTGCCCTATTTGATATGTTCTCCGCAGGTATGGGTGGTAAATTATTAGGTAAGCCTGCAAAAACAATGTTGCAAAAGGTAGGAAGAGGTGCGGCAGAAGTAGGTATTCAGGCTGGTCTTGCGGGTGCGGGGGAAGCAACGGCACAGAAAGTTTCAGGGCAGAAGTTTAATCCTACAGCAATTTTTGCTGAAATGATTGGAGAAACAGGCGGCGGCGCACCTGATATCATTGTGGGGACGGCTATTGAAAGTAAAAAACAGGGTAAGCCTACAATAAAAGAAGTTGCTCAATTAGATATTAAGCCAGAGGATTTGCAGGATATGCTTGACGTCTCTGAGGCAACTGGAGAACTTACCGACGCACAAGCCGATGAGATAAAGAACGAGTACGCAAAAGTCCAAGAAGTAAGATCAGTTGTTCCTGAACAATATAAAAAGAACGCCGAAGTAATAGAGGCTCTGCAAAAGAAAAAAGAATTAGAGCAGCAGAAGAAAGGATTAGACCCCGTATTTGCTAAAAAGATAGATGCGCAGATAGCGGAGCAAGAAGCTATTGTAGATAGGGTTATCGAAACGCCACAAGTTCCCCAGACAGAAGAAACACTAAATAGATATTTATCAACTTATAGAAGACAACTAGCGGAGCGTAGAAAAGAATTAACAGAACAAGGTATTGAAGATGTTGAAACTGATGAGCAAGTACAAAATATTAAAACTAAGATTGGTAGTACGCAAGAGCGTATAGCCAAGTTGGGGGAAGTCGCGCCTGTTAAAGAAGAAGCTGTAAGAGCCGGAGAAGTAGTGGAAGCACCTGAAGCTGCACCACAAGTTCCCGCAGCACCCAAAGTTGAGCCTATTAGACAATTAGGCACAGGGTCTAATGTGTATTTTGAAAATGATAGATATAGGGTCAATGATTATAAAGACAAAACTTTATTAAATGTTCAGGGAACTGGTGACATAGGAGTGATAGCTAATTTAGAGTTTAACACTCCTGAAGAAGCGGTTTTTGTTGCAAAAGCATTAAACAGTCTTTACCCTCAAGGAGTTCCAGAGGCTGTTTTACTTGATAAAGTAGTTGAAAATATTAAGGCCGGTAAATATAAGGAACAGATTGTCGGGGAAGAGGCGGCACCACAAGTTCCCGCAGCACCCATAACAAAAGAAGAAATTAAAACAGAAGAATATGCCATACCAGAGCCAAGCCCAGAGGGCGTACTTCAACCTGAACAAGAAAGAATTGGAGAAGAAGGGGGTGAACGTAGAGGAGTGGAATCGCCAGTCGAAAGGATTGCGGCTGCCCAAGAAGGTAAAGTTGAAGCTGCGAAAAAAGAAATAGCTAAAAGAGAAAAGACCTACGCTCCTCCAGAGGGAAGACAATTAGAGGTCAATAAGCTAGTAGGGGAACTATATAAATTCAACCAGCAAAAAAGAGGCCGTCTTGGATTAAAGACAATAGAGAGTCTTAAAAAAAGAAACGAGCTTTTAATTGAGGCCAAGAGATTAGGCTTTGAAACAAAGGTTGATAGAGAAGGTAGGATTTATGTTAAAAAAGCAAGAGCGGTAGATAAGAGCAATAGTAATATGGCTATTGATAGCAAGTTTGTGCCGCTTGAAAAAAGAAGCGAAAAGCTGAGGAATTTGTATAATAAAATACAAGGCCTTTCTCAAAAGTATGGGTGGGATTTTCAATCCTTTATGCCCAATGTAATTGTCGGGGCGGACGGCAAAAAGATGAATAACAAGCAAATTGCTAACGCCCTTAAAGACTTAGAAAATGGTATTCCAAGCAAGGGGGCTAACCTTATCCTTAATGATCTTGAGGCAATGGCTGAAAGCGGGGTTATAGAAGTTAGGGATGGTCAAAACTTAATAGGCCTCCCTATTGATGAATTTTTTAAAGAATTAGAAAGAGTGGCAGAGGGGGATATTGACAGGGTGTTAGGGGAAGAAGTGGAAACACTTCCCGAGACAGACTTAGTCAAATGGTTTGAGGAAATGGAAGCTGAACAACAATTTGAAAGTGAAATATATGAAGAACCAATTACGCCAGAAGCTCTCCCAGAGGGTGGAGTCAAACCCGAGGTTAAAAAAGAAGTTCCAAAACCTGTCCGACCAACAGCAGCAAAACCTGCTGGAGAGGCTGGAAGGGGCGCTCCTCCAACAGAGGGTGGCCCGAAACCTACGCCCACAGAAGAAGGGGAGCCAAGGCGCCTCTCAGGGATAAAAAAGGGTCTTGTTTCAAAGGAAGTTCTTGAGAATGTAGACCTTGATAGGACAGGAGATAAGCAGCTTTTAATGGCTGGGAAACAGATTATTGAGTCCGGGGAAGTCGAGCCAAAACTATTGATAGATAAGATTATTGATGAAGGGCGAGGTGTATTAAGCCCCGCTGAAGTGGTAGCCTTAATTACTTACAAGGCAGACCTCGATACTAAAATCGAGGACTTAACCGCCGAAATTGAACAGCTAGAAGCTTCTGGGCAAGAAATAGGCACAAAAGGGGTAGAATTAAAAAACCTGCAAGTAGAGCAGCGGAATTTTGAAATCGCAGCAGTCATTACCGCTCAGCAGCAATCAATGTCCTTTAGGCTTCGCCGATGGATGCTTGACAGAACTTATTCCCTACAACAGCAAATTGCCCAATACAAGAAGGCGAATGGAGGTGTTATATCTCCAGAGGTATTAGAGCAATTTGAAAAAATGGATGCCGAAATCCAAGAACTTAAAAAACAAATTAAAGAAGCGGAAGAAAGGAAAGTTGACCAAGAGGGTCAAGTGGCTGTTGAAAACATTATTGAAGATGTAAAAAGGGAAGACGCGAGAACGCTAACGGATGAGGAAATAGATGCCAAGGTTCAAAAAGGAGTACAGGAGGAAATCAATAAAATTTACGAGCAGCTACCTGCAAAAAGAAAAAGCCGTGCAGATCAGGCTATCGCCGCCCTTGAAAGAATACAAAAAAGACTTAGAAGTAGAACATACGATGCAAGTATTGGTATACCTGTTGCAATCATTGATATGGGTATTACCACCATTAAAAAGGCTCTCAAAGCTGGAGTGGCTATTGAAAAAGCCATTGAACTTGGTATTGATAAAATAAAAGATGCATTAAAGGGTAAGCCCTTCAATAACGAAGATAAGTTTAGAAAAGATTTATTAGACGGATTTAAAGCCGAAGGAGTAAAAACAGAAAAAGAGGTTCCCGAAACACCTACTATTAACGAAGACGGCACAATAACTATACCAGAAAAATTCCTCAGAGACCTTGTAAGAAAAGGAATAAATACGATTGATGGTTTAACGGATGCCGCCTTTAAGGAGCTTGAGTCACAACTTCCCGGGCTTACAAAAAGACAAGTAAGAGATGCCATCACCCAGTATGGGAAAACAGTTAACCCAAGCCAAGACGAAGTAAGACAACAACTAGCAGCCGCTAAGAGATTAGGCAGGTTGATATCTGAGCTTGAGGACTTGAAATCAATGAGTAAGACGGAATTTGCACTCAAGTATTTCAAAAAACCAACACCATCGAAGATAACTGAGGCAGAAAAGAATTTAAAAAAACAAATCAATAGCCTTGCTAGAGATTTAAAAACCGATGCCCAAGTTCTTTCACAAGCAAAGGAATCTGCAAAAAAGAGGATAGAGGAACTACAAAGAAGACTAAAAGAAAAGGATTATGCGTCGCGCCCCAAGCCTTTAGTTAAAGCCGACGCCGAACTTGAAATCTTGCTTGGCAAAAAACAAGCCCTACAGGACAAGTTCGAGGAAGAAAAAAAGAAAGCTGAGTTAAAAAATAGAACCTTAGGTCAGCGTATTGAGGATATTGCATTAGAGATATTTTCTGGTATCTCTAGAGCCTTGGTAGCTGGACTCGATCTTAGTGCCGCCTTTGTTCAGGGAACCCGTAGGGTCTTCACTAATCCTGTAATGTCTGCCAAGGCATTTGCTGAAGGGCTTAGACAATTTGCTTCACCAACCAGAATGGAGCGTTTTATGCAACGCTACAAGGGAACGTATAACTATTCCGTAGCCAGAAACTCTGGGTTGGCTATCAGCGATGTAGATGGAACGCTTTCGGCTAAAGAGCAAATTTTCGTTGTTCAATGGGCAAATACCATTTATGATTTGATTGCCAGCGTTATAACCCTTGGCCATAAACCTTCGGCTGAGTTTATTAAACGCATTAACCCCCTAAAGGCTTCTCAACGAGCTTTTGATGGGTATATGAACTATATACGAATCTCTTCCTTTGAGGCAGAAATGGCAGCTCTAAAAAATATGGGCTACACCCCAGACTCAAACCCAGAAGTTTACAAATCCGCTGCCGACTTTGTTAATACTGCTACGGGAAGAGCTAATATGGGGCCTCTTGAAGCTTCATCTAAGTGGTTGAGTGTTATTATGTTTGCCCCAAGAAAGGTAGCTTCTGAGCTTAAGCTATATTCGCCTCTTGCTTTTTTATACTATGGTTATATGCCAGCCCCAGTAAGGAAAAGGGCATTAATAGATTTTGCAAAATTTTCAGCCTCGGTTCTTGTTACTCACGCATTAGTAAAAGCCGCAATAGATACCTATGGGGGCGACGAAGAGGATTATGAAGATTTTTGGAACTCGGATAGCCCTAATTTCTTGGCATTTAAGATTGGAGATAAACGTATTAGTTTTTTGGGAGGTATAAAATCAACTATTGTTTTTATGTCTCGTCTTTTTGGGCAAGATTTCGTAGACCAATACGGAATTACAACCAAATTTGGAGAAAGATACGGCAAAAAAATAGATACCAAATTAGATTTAACCACCCAATTCTTGTTAGGTAAAGCTTCTCCCGGAACGGGAGCAATAAGGGATTATTTAGATAAAAATCCGAACTACGAAAATGACGATGAAATATTGCAAAACTTGGTAGTGCCAATGTGGATTCAGGACGCCAATGAGCTTTATAAAGAAGACCCTATAGCCGTAACAGCCATGTTCAATATGTTGGCAATAATAGGAGCCAATATCCGAAAGGTTGATATGAAACAAGTGCAAGACCAAATTATTTTTAAGGAAAAAATTAATAAGAAAGAGGTTAAAAGGGTAGTAAAATTGACCGATGCCCAAAAGGAGGAATTTCAAAACATAGTAAAAGAACGAGCAAAGATTGAATTAGCCAAGATAGCACCAATTGTTAAGAAAGAAAAATCAGGTACCAAGCGGGCTGAATACGATAAAATGGCTATTGATCAGGCCAAAAAAGATGCTCAAGAAATTTTAGAAAAACGATATATAAAACTCTTTCGCCAATTCCCCATACAAGAAAAAGAACAAGAAGAGACTAAGGAAAAGGTGAAGAAAAAGCTCAAGTAATTTTAGTAACTTTGATAAACAATTTAATACAATAAAAGATGCCGCTAACTCCTAATTTTACAACGTCACAACAAGCGGGTTTACCCTCTAATGTGATTATAACAGATGCCTCTACGGGGTCAGATGTGGCTATAGTAAGCCGTAGGGTTTTTTTAGTTAATTATGCCGGGGAATATCTGGTAGCCGATGGAACTACCACTAATTATACCGTATGGCCTTTAGCACAAAGCTCAATATCTATCGATTGCCTATCAGCCGACACCGCTGTTCAAATCACCGTTAACTGGGTTGATGCTGGCGGAGTGACGCTCTATACCAAGACTTCCCTCGCAGGCTTCACACTGTATAATGAAACATTTTATTATTCTTTAACGCAAGGGCAAGCCGCGATTTCCCAGCCATCCTACATCCTACAAGATACAACTTATTTTAGCAACAAGAGTAAGCTTCGCTGCCTTATAGATAGCGGAAACCAAAGTATAACACTTGGGTATGATATTACGTCAGCACAGATTTGCTATGATTTGGCAACAGCAATGGTAAGCAATCAAAATTTATTTTTCTAAGATGTTAGGGGAAGTCCTGACACAAAATATATATTTATGTTGACGGTGGCACAAATTTTAGACGTTGCGAAAATCAGCCAATATTTAGCTACGCTTGATGTTGAAAAAGGTTCTCTGTTCGGACAGCGAGTTGTTCCCGAGACACCCCAAATACTTTATAACGAAAGAAAAGCGGTAGAATACTGGTACAACCTAGACCCTTCCGATTCAACCCTAACAGAAACATCTAACTACCTCTACGCCCTTTGTCGTGGTTACAACCTGCAAGCCCAGCAAATCTCAGGAACAGGCGGTACCATCACCCCTGTTAACCCCACGCAGATTCCTAACCCCTACATCTTTGAGGTTAGTGCATCCTCTATCGTACCTACAGGGGCTACATCGGCAACCCTTACCGCCTTCATAGGCTTTAATGTTCTCTTTGTAAGAAATGGAATACCCCAGTCTACGCTTAACCTAAATGGGGATAGCTACTTCTCTTGGAATAAGAACTTAGGTTTGTTTACTATACACCCTGCGGCGGTCGGAGGAGAAATATTCCAGATATATCCTATATGATTGAAAATCAAGAAATAAGACATTGGTATATCTACAGGATAACAAGCCCGACAGATAGAATCTATATCGGTAAAACTACTAATTTTAAAAAAAGAAAGCAATCCTACTCAAGGGTTAGGAAAGATCAAACTCTCATACATTCTTCCATAAAAAAATACGGAATAGAAAATCATAAGTTTGAAGTTATTGATGAATTTGATGGAGATGTTAATTATTGTGATGGTAAGGAAATGTTTTGGATTAGATCCTATATGAGTTACAATAAAAAATGGTCTACAAGTGAATATAAATATGATAAAGGCTTAAATTGTACAGATGGGGGAGAAACTGGACCTGTTGGTAAAAATGGGCCAAAATATGCTTTAAGAGGAAGGCCTTTATCCGAGGAGACTAAGAGAAAGCTTTCTGAATCAAGAATACAAGCCTACAAAAACGGGATGCCACACCCAAACAAAGGCAAGAAATTATCTGAAGAAAGAAAAAGACAGATAGGCTTATCAAAAATTGGCAAGCGGTATAATTTAGGAACTAAATGGACTCAAGAGCAAAAAGATAGATTGTTTGCAAAGAAAGAAAAGAAGGCTATTTTACAATTTGATTTAGAGGGGAATTTAGTAGCCGAATTTGAAGGGGTTAGACAAGCTTCAAAAATTACAGGAATAGCAAGAAATGTGATAAATCATTCAGCAAGAGGATTATTGAAAAAAATTGATAGTAGAAGAAAATATATTTTTAAATATAAAGAACAATGAAGAAAATATTTGCCTTAGTTTTAGCCTTAATTTGTGTAACTGCTTCATTTTCACAGGGTTACCCCATCACCCAAGTATTGGGAAGTGACAGCACTATTGTAGTTTCCAAGGGAGCCACCCAATCCCGCTTTGTCAACATTGTATTTGTCGACACGACCGCGGCAAACAACCAACGCATTAAAAGCTACCCCGGAGCGCAGATTGCCACCAATGGCGGCGGTATTAAGCTTTGGCTTCGCAACCAGACTGCTACTGCTTGGATACCTATTAATACGGGATCGGGGAATAACATATATTCAATTGATGGTACGCTAACGGGGGTTAGAACCTTAACAGGTGGCGGCTACCCTCTCACCTTTACGGGTCTTGACAAGTTTGTGGTTAGTGCGGATAGTATTCGATTTACAACAGGGGACTTAAATTTATTGCTGAAAACGGATAGTGCTTCTATTTCAAAAAAAATATCTTACGCTGGAAACTATCACTCAGATTACAAACAATTTACGTTAGTTGATAAAGGGTATGTAGATAGCGTTGTCTCATCTTCCCCCGCAGGAACAGTAACCTCAATAGCTACTAATAATGCTACGGGAATTACTGGTGGTACTATTACGTCTACGGGAACTCTTGCCATAGACACCGCACTTATTTCTACTCGCCTCTGGAGACAAAAAGGAATAGACAGCGTAGCGGCTTTAATAAATAATAATGTTTCGGGAATTGCTGGCTATGTACCTAAATTTAGCGGCACAAATACAATCGACACCTCGCAGCTATTTCAAGATGGTCAAAACATTGGCCTCGGCACTACCACCCCTAACGGGCGATTGGCTATTGTAGATACAGGAGGGTTTGCCCTTAAAATTAACTATAATTCAGCCTCAAACGTATCAGATAGCAATGCCGCTATCTATGCTGAAAATAACGGGCTAAGCTCTTACGTGGCCATCTTTAACGAAAAGACTACTAACAATACGGGAGCGCAGTTACCGCTATTGATAGAAAGCTCATTGACTACGGGGACTCCCCAAGCCAATATGGGAACGGGGATGGATTTTGGAACAAGGGATGATGCCAATAATAGAAAATTAAACAGGTTTATCATTAGGGGTACCAACCCAGCGGCAGCAACCTATACGAGCAGAGCTGAATTTAGGCTTTGGGATAATGGCGTTCAAACGACCCCTTATTATTGGTTAGGGAACGGCAATATGGGTCTAGGAACATCTACTCCAGACTCTAACCTTACTGTTGTCAATGGAGCTTTATTTGGTCGGGGAATTCGTGCGTCAGGACTTCCCCAAGCACCCGGAACAAAAGCCCTTCGCATAGACGCTTCTGGAACAATATCATACGCCGATACTCTTATCGATGCAGGGGGAACGGTTACCTCAGTAGCCACCAACGACGGAACAGGTATCACAGGCGGCACAATCACTACTTCGGGAACATTAGCTATTGATACGGCTTTAATAAGTACAAGAGCTTGGAGACAGAAGGGCATAGACTCGGTAGCGGCTTTAGCCAATACAAAGGTTGGAGGAACTGGTATTGCTAACTATATGACTCGCTGGACGGGTACCAGTACAGTTGATACTTCTCAAATTTTCCAAAATGCTGGTTTGATTGGCATAGGAACAACTTCCCCTGCGTATAAATTAGACTTAACATCGAGCAATGATGGTTACGCAAGAAAATGGATAGCTGATGATCATTTTGTTGCTACCACAAACTTTGTAGGTGGGTTTTCTTTGAGACAAATATCTGCTGGCTCAGGAGGTGTAATAATTGCTAACCCAAATGCTACTGCAGAATATGCAAGAATTAGTGCTACTGGTCTCGGTGTACTTACCACACCAGATTCTTCATTGACCGTTCTTAATGGAACACATTTACAAAGAGGGGTGCGAATGTCAGCACTTCCCTCTGCACCCGGAACAAAGGCTTTAAGAATTAATGCTTCAGGTACAATATCTATTGCAGATACGTTAATAGATGCTGGGGGAACTGTTACCTCTGTGGCTACAAATAATAGCACAGGTATAACCGGGGGAACGATTACTACAAGCGGAACATTAGCGATAGATACATTGTTAATTGCTACAAGGGCATGGAGACAAAAGGGAATTGATAGTGTTCAAGCTAATTTAACAAGTGGACTAGCTACAAAACTAAACATTTCAGATACAAGTAGTATGCTCAGTCCTTATTTGCGTAAGATTGACACAGCCAGCCTTAGTAATCGTATTAACTTAAAATTGAACATCAGCGACACAGCTTCAATGCTGTCTCCTTATTTAAGGTCTAATGTAGCCTCTGCAACCTATGTGCCGCAATCACGAACCATTACTATCAATGGCACTTTACAAGATTTGTCAGCCAATAGGACTTTTTCAGTAGGTACGGTTACATCAGTGGGCTTAACGGCTGGTACTGGCATAAGTGTATCGGGAAGTCCTGTTACTGGGTCGGGGTCAATGACTGTTACCAATACCGCTCCCGATCAGACAGTAGTGTTAAATTCGGGTACTGGCATTAGTATCTCTGGCACTTATCCCAGCTTTACCATTACAAATAGCTCTCCCTCTTCTGGGGGTACAGTAACCTCTGTGGGTAGTGGTTATGGCTTATCAGGTGGGGCTATTACTGGGTCGGGTACGTTACTTGTTGACTCGGCTACCTTGTCGGCTTACTACTTGCGCAGAAAGGACTCTTTAACCTCTACTAACTTACTTGGATATGTAACCAGAACAGTTTTAGCTGATTCGGCTGCTGCTATTAGGGCTGCGGCTGGTACTGTTACGGGAAGTGGCACTACAAACTACATACCTAAGTTTACAAGTTCAAGTGCAATAGGAAATAGTGTAATGCAGGAAAGTAGTAGCAATATAGGTGTTGGGGGAAGTCCATCTGGAACTTATGGTAAACTATCTGTTTTTGGTGGTATATCAATTAAAGATGATAATAATGCAAAATTAGAAATTGGTAGATATTCTTCAGGTGCTTCAAATTCATATATTAAGTTAGGGGCAAATAGTAATAGTTTAAGAATTACAGATAATGCAGACCAATATGATATATTAACATTAACAAATGCTGGCAACTTAGGCTTAGGAGTAACACCAAGTGCGTGGTTATCTACAACACGCGCTTTTCAATTAGGTTATGGTGCAGTAAGGTCATTTACAAATTCTGCTAATACTTATCTTGAAAACAACAACTATGTAAATTCAAGCGGAACAGATATATATTTAAATAATGGTGCTGCGGGAAGATATAGAATAGCAGATGAGCAACACATTTGGTATCAAGCAGCAAGTGGCACGGCAGGTAATGCCATAACCTTTACACAAGCTATGACCTTGGATGCTTCGGGAAATCTTGGTGTAGGGAACACTTCGCCTTCTTCTTGGATTGATGGTGCAAAAGGTATTTCTATTTATCAAGGCACAACTGGTAGAGCGGTTTTATCATTAGCTGGAACAAATACAACTGCTGATGAGATATTGGGAAGATTATCATTTACAAATACTGCAACTACAAATACTGCACAAAGATTAGTAATAATTGATGGTGTTAGAGGGGCAGATGCTAATAGTGGATATTTGCAATTTTATACGGCAAACAGCGGTAATCCAGCAATTAGAATGACAATCACATCAGGTGGCAACGTAGGTATAGGTACAACTTCCCCGACAGGTAAATTACATTCATATATAGGAGATATAACTGCTGGAAATGCTCCTGCATCATCTGGAACAACCCCAGTAAATGCAATGTTAAACCTTACTAATAATAGAGGTATAGGTATGTATTTCGGGGGAAGTTATAGCGGTTCTTATGCTCAATGGATACAGGTTGCTGATGTAGGTAATTTAGGAGTTTACTACCCTTTAGCCTTAAACCCTAATGGCGGCAACGTAGGTATAGGTACAACTTCCCCTAACGATAAATTAACTATTGCAGCGGGTTCAGGAGTAGGTGCAGCCACAACATATTGGGGTAATGGTGTTTCGGGAAGTGGTGAGTTTTTTGTAGGCCATTCAACAGACGCAACTGCTTATTTGTACAATAGGTCAAATACGGCATTGATATTGGGTACGAACAATACCGAGCGAATGAGAATAACAAGTGGTGGCAACGTAGGTATAGGTACAACTAACCCCGGCACAGGTTCAGGAGCAAAATTAGAGGTTGTTCAGGGAACAAGTACAAATGCAGTAGCCAGATTAGTAGCTCCTTCATCAAAGACAAGTACTACACAGGAATACCCATTCTATATTACAACAAACGAGGCTTGGGCTTCTAATCCATTTGGTTTTGAATTTGGATTAAAGGGAAATTCTACTTCAAGTTCAAGAATAGCTTATATACAAGCAATGACGGTTAATAGTAGCAATGATGGCATTTTAGCATTACAACCCAATGGGGGCAACGTAGGAATAGGAACACAAAGCCCAGCAACCATATTAGATGTTAGACAAAGTTCTCCTGCTGGAGATGTTTTAATGACTATGGCAAACACAAGTGCAAATGCTTATTCTGGTATATTACTTAAAAACTCATCTTTAACAGATAAAGGGTTAATAGCTTGGGCAAATGCAAGTGCTTCATCTTGGGCAAGTTCATTAGCGTTAGTTGCAATAGGAAGTGACCCAATGGTTTTCGGTACAAGTAACACCGAGCGAATGAGAATAACAAGTGGGGGTTATTTAAAAGCAAGTAACGATGGTAGTTATTTAAATTCAACAGGTGCATATCACGAATTAAGACAATCTGCACAAAGTACTGCTTCGGTAGTAGTATCTGCTACAAATGCAAGTTTTGATAATAATGTATTAGCAATAGGTTCAACAAGAACATCAAGTAGTGCTTTCAATTTAATAGCAGCTTATGCAAATGATTTTAATGATTTAAAATTTTTTGTAAGAGGTGATGGAGCAGCTACATTCTCAAGTAATGTAACAGCAACAAACTACATTACAGGCGGTGTAGCAAATACTGCTTCATTTGCAGCAACTGGATATTCTTTAACTGGTTCAAATGCACAATCTTTAATTGATTTAGCTGGAACTTGGAATACATCGGGAAATCCTACGGCTATTAAGTTAAACATTACCAACACAGCTTCGGGTTCTACCTCTAACCTTATGGATTTGCAGGTAGGGGGAACAAGTCAGTATAAAGTTGATAAAGCAGGTAACTCAGTACAAACCGGCACAATCAAAACCACTGCTGGTAATGCGTGGAATTTGAAACAAGGAGGGGTTTCAGTTGGTGGAGCAGATGGGCTATCAGTTTTAGTAGATATTGATGGCACTACATACTACTTATTGACAGGATATCCACCTGAGCCTGAGCCAGAGGCAATGAGTGGTCCTTCTATTGGTTATAAGGCGAAATTTGAGCAACCTACTATAAAAATAAAATCCGATAACCAGAAGATTAAGGATTTAGAAAACGAAATAGCTCAACTAAAAGAATTAATTAAATCTAAAATAAAATGAAACACTTACTATTGATTCTGGCTATTGCCACTTCCCTGACATCCTATTCACAAGGCACTATCTCAAGCACTATTGCTGGCACATCTTCCCCCACAGTAGATACACTAATGCCAGTAAAAAATGCTATCCTAATCCAGCCTATTCTCATCAATGCCTTAACCAAGGACACTGCCTATCAGTTTATCTGGAATGTGCAGAACATTAGCCGAGACACCTCACAAGGGGCTGGAGCTTATGTAAACCTCTTTGACAGAAAGGGCAGAGGCATCTACCAAACCTCAGTATATATCCCTAAAGAAATCATCAAAAACTGGGGCACAAGCGATGAAATCATAGATAATTTTATGATTAATTACTATAAATTTGTAGTCATAAAAAAGAATAACAAATAGTATAAATACGATAAAATAGTAACATTTTGTTGGGGGAAGTTCTGGTAAAAAAATAATGCCATTATTTCCCGCTACATAAAAAATAACGTAAATTTGTATACCAAAACAACAAACAAAAAAAACAAAAAACCTTTATGAAAAAACTATTAGTTATTCTCTTGGCCGTTACACTTGTCTCCTTTGCAGCAGAAAAGTTCATCGTTGTAAAGTTCAAGGAAGAGCAAATCAATTACCATTGGCAGAATCTAAACGCTGTTAAAAATTTGGTGAATCAATCTGCACTTCCACACAATCAGGTAGTATTTATCATTCAGTCAGTAGATTCTCTTCAGAAAGATATTCAAGCCTCGGCACTTCTTGATAGCACATCTTCCCAAACACCCAAAAAATAACAGCAAATGACAGACGGAGTTATCATATTCCTCATTACCCAAACAGTAGCTTTTGTAGTCGCCTTATTCAAGATTTATGTTCAGGTTACGGTAAAGATGAGAGAACTCGAACTCCGTATCCAGCAAAACGAGGAGAAAGATAGTGTTATCTTCAAGAAATTAGATAACATAGCAGAACAAATACACGAACTCTATTTAGAACTAAGTAAAAAGTAACCTTATGAAATCAAGTTTTCTGAACCTCAATACCCAAGACCTTGTAAAAGGCTTTGTAGTGGCTTTCCTTTCGGCTGCCTTGACTGGGCTTATCACAACCCTTGACTCAGGCACCCTTCCAACACTTGCAGAGCTGAAGCAAGCGGGTATCGTAGGACTCACCGCCGGACTTTCTTACTTGCTCAAAAACTTGCTGACCAATAGCCAAGACGAGCTGATGAAGAAAGAGGCATAACATTTTTTATGCGTTATATTGTTTTGCTGTCGCTACTGGCGATAGCCTGTAATTCACAAAAGCAGTTGCAAAAGGCAAAAGACCGCCTCGGCGATAATCCGCTTGAGGCGGGTCGTTTTTGTGGTGATAGATTCCCAAACAGAGACTCGGTAGTATATCGTGATACTATCAAGTTGGATACAATGTATGTGGGGCTTTTGCAGGTGGATACGGTGCGGAGGGAAGATACGATAGTCATTACCAAGACTTCCCCCAGCAAGATAATAACCCAAACCAAGATACAATACAAGGAAGTAGTAAAAACAGATCCCGCCAAGACCGAAGAACAAAGGCAGCTCTACCTAGCCTGCGAAGAAAGGTATCAAAAACTATACCTCAAATGGGAGCAGTCCGAAAAGCAGCGAAAGGACTGGAGAACAAGATTCTGGTGGGTTCTATTCGTAGCCCTCGGAGCCGTTATCGGCTACTTCACCAAGCAGCCTTTCTGGGCAGCCCTCGCTAAACAACTCGGCAAAAAACTAAGCAATGACAAAAGCTGATATTGCCCGCAAATACCGCAACGAATACGGTATGGAAATGCCAACCCTTAAACTGGCACGGATAATGTACAAAAAAGAGAGCCTGACCTTTAAGGACGTGGAGGACTGTAGAGACTCTTTAAGGGGCATAGAAGGCAAGAAAAAGGATGCGGGGTACAGAGAGACCCACATCTTCCCAGAACGCCCTAAAAACCCCTACAATCTGCCTGAGAGCTATCAGGAGAAGCGGGAACCACTACGACTTCCCACGACATGCAATAACATCCTCCTAATATCCGACCTCCACATACCCTACCACGACATAGATGCCGTAACCATAGCCCTAGAATACGGGGTAAATAATAAAATTAACACTATTGTAATTAATGGCGATTTGCTGGATCTACATAAAATTAGTAGGTTTCAATCCGACCCAAATAAGAGAAGCATAAAGCATGAGTTTGATGCTACCAAGCAATTTTTAAGGGTGTTAAGGCAGCTATTTCCCAATGTAGAAATATATTGGATAAAAGGTAATCATTGCTCCCGTATGGAAAAGTACTTACTACAAAAGGCGCAAGAGATATGGGACGATCCTTATTTTCACTTAGAAGAGAGGCTTCGGTTAAACGAAGAAAGAATACATCTTGTTGACGATAAGGTGTTAGTCAAGGCTGGCAAATTGAATATTACACACGGCCATCACATTTTTAAGGGCATCTTTACCCCAGTCTCCCCAGCCCGCGGAGCTTGGGTAAAGGCAAAGCAAAACATAATTGTAGGCCACTTGCACAGAAGCTCACACCACGTCGAGACGGATATAAATGGCGAGACCACAGCGAGTTGGTCGCTAGGTTGTTTGTGCGAATTGCGCCCCGATTATAGTCCGTTGATTTCCAACTCACAACACGGGTTCGCCCACGTATTGGTAGAACCAAATGGCGATTTTTCGGTGAAAAATTATTCGATAATAAATGGTAAATTGCACTAATGGAAGACCTCTTTGACGATATGCCTATCAACCTTTCCCCCCACGAAGATATAACAGCCTGTTTTAGTGCCTTGTCTGCGTTAGAAGATTTTGATTATGTTATGTTAGGGGAAGATGAGAAAGAGCTAATCAGGGAGATCCGCCAAATGTCGCTAAAGATTATACACACGGGCATCAAGGAGATATACGAAACTAATTGTTATGACGAAGAAACCGATAACAGTTAAGTTTGGCAAGCTCGGTAAATACAAGGCCGATGGGTTAGCATACGCCGATAAGAGGAAAATCATTATCGATAGCAGGCTGACGGGCGTTGAGCTACTGGAAACAATACTACACGAGATACTTCACATTCAGCAACCAGACCTATCCGAAGAGGCGGTACTTAGGTACTCAAAGGAGACGGCAGAGATACTATGGAAGATAGGCTACCACTTGACCGATAGCGGTAAGTGATGTATAAAAGTACGCTTGGAATATCTTTAATCCTTGTGTAGATTTGCTTACAAACAAACAATAAATGATAGTAAAGTTAAACGCCAAT